ACGAAGACGACGAAGANGAAGATTCGGACGAAGACGAAGACGACGGCGACGAAGATGCCGATGAAGATTCGGACGAAGACGACGACACCGACGAAGACGAGGACGAGACCCCGCCACCCAAGAAAAAAGGAAAGCACGTGGCAACGAAGAAAGCGCCCGTGAAGGGCAAGAAAGGCAAGCCGGCCGCTGCCGCGAAGCCGGCCAAGTCGAAAAAGGAAAAGCCCGCCGCGAAGCCGGCCAAGTCGAAAAAGGAAAAGCCCGCCGCGAAGCCGGCCAAGGGCAAGAAAGCCAAGCCCCGCCTGGACGAAGACGGGAAGCCGGTCCGCCGTGGCCCGAAGGGCGTCGGGATCATCGACACCATCATCGCGATCCTGCGCAAAGCCTCGAAGGTGAAGCCGATTCGCAAGTCGGCGATCGTCGCCAAGCTGGTGAAGAAGTACCCGGACCGCGAAGAATCCGCGCTCAAGTCCACGGTCAACTCGCAGGTGCCCCACTCGATTCAGGAACGCCGGGGCGAAAAAGTGTTCGGCACCGCGGAAAAGGGATTCTGGATGGCATCGGAAGACTAATCCACGTCTTCTGAGTGCCCGCAACGGAGTGTGAGATGGTATACACCGTAGCTCAACTGGACAGAGCACACGGCGAGGTGTGATGCGGGTTCGAGTCCCGCCGGTGTATCTGCTAACGCGTTCCCATTTCGACAACCCCCTCTATCTGCGAAAGGAATCGCAAATGCTCGTTCTGAGCCGCAAGAAAGCTGAACGTATCCTGGTCGGCGACAACGTGGTCATCACCATCGTGCGAATCGGACCGCACAGTGTTCGCGTGGGTATCGAGGCGCCGCCCGATACTGTCATCCTGCGCGGAGAATTGGAACAGGCCGATAGCGAATGTGAAACCCCGCCTACCGCGTGACTTAGCCGGCCCGCACGCTCCACCACCCACACCGAGTACCGGACCCATGCTGCTGAATCGTGAAGAGTTTCTGGCGCAATTGGAGTCAATCAGCCCTGGCCTTTCGGCAAGCGAGACGACAGAACAATCCAGTTGTGTTGTGTTTCGCAAGGGCTGGATGATGTCGTTCAATGAAGAGGTCGCCTGCAAGCGGAAAACACCGCTGAGGCTCACTGCGGCCGTGCAGGCTGCACCACTGCTCAAGCTGCTGCAGCAGATGACTGAGACGGACATTGACGTGTCCCTCGGCGAGGGTGCGAAAAAGGGGGTGCTCCTGATCAAGGGACAGCGCCGACAGAGCGGCATCCGCATGGAGGCCGAGGTCACGCTCCCGATCGGCGAGGTCGAGAAGCCCGGTGAATGGCAGTCGCTGCCGAACAAGTTTCTGGATGCGGTCCAGATGGTGCAGCGATGCGCGGCGAAATCGGAAAGCACCGCGTTCGCCTTGACCTGTGTTCATTTGCATCCGAAGTGGGTGGAAGCCACGGATACGATCCAAGTTGCCCGCTATCGTATTCGGACGGGGCTTTCCGAAGCGTGCCTTGTTCGCCGCGAAGCGATCAAGCACATTACCAGCCTCGGCATGACCCACGTCTCTGAAACAGCCGGCTGGTTACACTTCAAAAATCCAGATGGGCTCCGGCTGTCCCTGCGACGATACCTGGAGAAGTTTCAGAACTTGTCCCCATTTCTCAAAACCAGCGGCACGCCGACCACCTTGCCGAAGGGCTTGGCCGACGCGACTACGAAAGCCGAAATCTTCTCGGCCGAGAACGCTGATCAGAATGAGGTCACAGTCACGCTGCTACCCGGCAAACTCCGCGTCCGCGGTGAGGGCGCCTGCGGCTGGTACAAAGAGCACAAGACGATCAAGTACGACGGCCCCACAATCACCTTTTCCATGAGTCCATCCCTGTTGGCAGACATCACTCGACGGTATCACGACTGTGAAATCGCCGAGGGGCGTATGCTGAAAGTCCAGGGCGGGCGATACACCTACGTTACGAGCCTGGAAGCAACCACCACCACCACGAAAAAGGAACGCGATGACGATGAATCAGAGTAATGCCGCTCTGCTGTCTGAACTCCAGAAAAAGGGAATCAAAATCCTGAGTGCGCAGCCGTGTGCAGCGCTGGATGTCAACCAGCCGCAGCTTTACGAATTGCTGCTTGATCACCCCGAATTCCGCCTCTTTGTGACATTTCCCTCGTACATCACCTGTTGTGCTGGCATCTGCGGTCAGCTTGCCCGGCAGATCAACGCGTGGGCACCCCCACAGGAGCGTGCTGCTGACACCGGCACGCCCGCCGACGCCCCGGTGCAGCAGCCGCCCGAAACGCGGCATGAACCGACCGAGACCGTGGAGAAGTCCGGCGACAGCTTGTCTTGGTGGACGCAGGCTGACGCCGCAATTCTGGAAGCCGCGAAGCCCATTGCCGCCACGCTCCGCGAGGCGCTGAACGGCATCCCCCCAATCTACGGTGCCCCGAAAATCAGCTACTGCCTGGGGGAGGTGAACGGGAACTCCCTCTACATTCGGAATCAGGAAACCGCAACGCCGATGCTCGCAACGCTGCTGGCAAAGCCTCCCGCCAACAGCAACGTGATCATCCTGCGGGAAATTCTCCTCCCCGCCCAACCCGGAATCGACGTGAGCCTCGCGGAGATGTACCACGCCACGAAAAAAGGAAAGTGGAAGGCATCGAAGCGTCGCTTCCGACGGGCGCAGGAATCTTTGCTCGCGCAGCACAGGTTCCTGATCCAGGAGGAACAGATGCGATTGAAGAGCGGGCGCCGGTACACGTACCGCATGGAAACGCTGCAGGACGGGCAGGCGGTCTTGGCGTACGCTGGACACCCCATCCCCGTTCACACCAGCCCGTCCCTGGCAGAACTGGTGGAGCTTCAGCCGGCGCTGAAGGATCAGAAGGAACTCAAGCACTGCATCTTTCGCAGCGGGATCAACGAAGACGGCACCAGGGAAGAGCCGCAGTTGATTTTCAAGTGGTCCCGGAAGCGTGGCTACTGGAAGCCGATCCCCGTCAAGCCGCCGCGCGTCAAGCCGGCAAAAAAGAAATAGTCAGGAAACTCGAATGGTCCGGGGATTCTTCTCAGCCGCAGCCCTGCCCCCGTTACGGGCGACGCCCTCCCGCATTCCTAAATGCGGAGCTTGCGGACTCCTGCATGTCTGTGCTTCCCCGAAAATCCCTGTTGCCGGTCACGGCCGCAAGGGGATTATGATCATCAACGATTTTCCTGACGAAGCCGATGATGTCCGCGGTCGTGGCTACACAGGCCCGGCCGCGGCACATCTCGACTCGCTGCTGTCCCACAACGACGTGGACATGCTGCGGGATTGTTGGCTCACCAGCGCATTGATCTGCCGGCCCCCGAGGGGCCGACTCCCCGAAAAAAAGAACGTCATTGACTTCTGCCGGCCGAATGTGCTCAAGGCGATCAGTGAGCACAAGCCACGCACGATCATTCTGCTCGGCTATTACGCGGTGAAGTCCGTAATTGGACACATCTGGAAGTCGAACGTCGGCAACAGCATCGATCAATGGGCAGGTTGGCAAATCCCCTCACAGACGCTGAACGCCTGGGTCGCTCCCATTTGGGAACCCTCGCAATTCATCGGTGAAGACACGAAATGGCGGAAAGAGCGCGCTGCGATGGCGGTTCTATTTCGTCGCTACCTGAAGCGGGCGCTGTCGCACACAAGTCGCCCCTGGCCGAAGAACTCACAACCCGACTACCCATCACAGGTAGAACGCATCTACGATCCCGCGAAAGCCGCGAAGATCATTCGTCGGATGGTGCGTGCCGGTGGTATTGCTGCCTGGGACTACGAAACAAACGCACTGAAGCCAGAATACCCCGGTGCGGAAATAGTGACATGCTCCATCTGCCACGAAGGTGAGCGAACCATCGCATATCCCTGGCGGGGCGAAGCGGTCGACGCGACGATTGAATTCCTGCGGTCACCTCGTGTCTGGAAGATCGCATCGAACATGAAATTTGAAGATCGATGGTCACGTCACAAGTTGGGCGTGCGCATTCGCAATTGGCTGTGGGACACCATGCAGGGGGCACACGTGGCCGACTGCCGATCGGGGATCACCTCGATCAAATTCCTGCAATTCGTGCATCTCGGAGCGCCATCGTATAACGACACAATCGAGCCCTTTTTAGAGTCAACGGAAAAGAGCAAACTGAACCGCATCCATCAGGCACCGATGGATGATTTGCTGCTGTACAACGGACTCGACTCCCTCTACGAGTATCTGGTCGCGATGATCCAGATGAAGCAGTTGAATTACCCTTTTCGAGAAAGAATTAGAAATGCGAATTCTTGAGGTGCAGCGCGAACACGCCAAATGGGCCACCAAAAACTTCGGCTACAACTTCTGCCAGTCCTGGCCCATTCGTCCCGTGACACACATTGTGACCGGGGCGCCGGGCGCAAACCTGAACAGCCTGTGCGCCGTGCTCGGCATGGTCGAGGAATTCGGCGAGTTCATTACCGCAAGCATCGCAGGGGACGTGGACGAAACACGCGACGCAATTGGGGACATCGGCATTTACTTTCTTGACTTCGTTTCGCGGGAGGGTTTTTCCGAGCCCCTTGCCGCCGGCTTTGCCCCATTCCTCCTGCCCGAAGACGCACGATTGCTCACAGTACGCACGGCTGCTGATCACGTGGTAATTTCTCTCGGCCGGCTCAATCACGTCGTGCTCAAACGCCTACAGGGCATTCGCGGCCTGGATTCACTGGTGAACTACCGCGGTGCCGCACTGAACGCCCTGGCGAACATCTACGCCGGCATGGTGCGACTGGCTGCTATCCACTGCCCACCGGCACCAGGGGACGCCGGCCGCAACGCGTTTGAATCGCAGATCATCCGCACCTGGGAAAAGATCGTCAGTAAACGCAACTGGAACGCCGACGCGAAGACTGGCGCGAGCCCTATCACCGCTCCCACGGAAAACAAGGGCGGCACGAATCCCCCGGACGAGATGGGCCAACGCCCGGCCGCACCGATGGGCAGTCACGTGGTTGACAGCACCACGATGCGCAACGCCGACGTGCGTACCAAGCTGAAGGTGGACGGCGACGCTATCGCTGCAATGGAGGATGCCGTCCGCCGTGGTTCCGCTGACCTCGAACCTCGCGATCACAAGTCGCCGGCAACTCACTCGTCGGGGCTGACTCCGATTCAACTCGTGGTGTTGCGCCAAGCGGCCGGCATTGCGGGTGCGCACATTCCGCATGGCGTGGATGCAAGCACCATTGTGGATGAGCTTGTAGCCCTGGGGCTGATTCGCAAAGTGTACATGGACGACCAGCCCACGACTGAACTGACGTCGTATGGTGCCCAAGTCCTAGCGGTGAGTGATCACCAATGAAACGAGTGAGTGTCCGAGCCGCCACACCCGAAGCGTACGATCTGATCCATCGGGGCGCCCTTGCTTTCTCGCGCATGGAAAGCAACGGAATGCGCGTGGATCTGAAGTACCTGGATCGTGCTGCAAGGGATGTAGATGCGCTGCTCGCCGAATCGGCTGAGCATCTGCAATCCGGGAGGGTGTGGCGGCTGTGGACGAAGCGGTACGGCCGCGACGCGAAGCTGACGAACAAGCATCAGCTTGCGAAGATCCTGTACACGGATCTCGATTTCGAATGTCCGGCGTACACGGCGAACCGGACCGAAAAAACTGACGAAAGCACCCTCGAACAGATCCCACTCCCCTGGCTTCGTGAATACGTCGCCTACTGCAAATTGGAAAAGCTGCGGAGCACCGGACTCGCAAACATCAAGGCCGAGGTCTGCGGTGAATTCATCCACGCGTTTTTCAATTTGCACCTTGTGATCTCATATCGCTCCTCGTGTGACACGCCGAATCTACAGAACATCCCGATTAGGAATCCGGTGATCGGAGAGATCATCCGCCGTTGCTTCATTCCGCGCAAAGGCCGGCGGCTCGTGGAAATCGACTTCAAGGGGGCTGAGGTGCGTGTGGCTGTGTGCTACACGAAAGACCCGACTCTGATGGACGACGTGATCAACCCGGAGCGTGACATGCACCGGGACATGGCGATGGAGATTTACAAGCTGAAGCGATCGCAGGTCGCGAAAGAAATTAGAAACACCGCCAAAAACAAATTCGTATTCCCGGAGTTTTACGGTTCCTATTACCCGCAGGTTTCGATCGATCTGTGGGAAGACATCTCCCGGTACAACCTCAAAGTGGGCGAGAAGTCCCTCAAGCAGCACCTTGCCGAAAAAGGAATCACATCCCTCGGAGCGTGCAACCCGAAGCACGACCCTGTGCCCGGCACACTGGAGCACCATGTTCAGCAAGTTGAAAAACGCTTCTGGCACAAACGGTACAAGGTTTACACCGACTGGAAAAATCAATGGTGGGAGAGCTACCTGAAGAGCGGCGGATTTTTGACGCACACGGGTTTCTATATCGAGGGTGTGCTCCGCAAGAATCAGGTGCTGAACCTGCCAATTCAGGGATCTGCATTTCACTGCAACCTGTGGACCATCATCCAGCTTGACGACTGGCTGCAGCGCAAGCGGATGAGGACTGTCCTCATTTCGCAGATCCATGACTCGATCCTGGCTGATGTCCCTGACGATGAATTCGATTGTTACGTGCAGAAAGTGAAATGGCTTGTTGAGGTGGGTGTGCGTCGGGCATATCCCTGGCTGATCATCCCCCTCAGTGTTGAGGCTTCAGCGACTGAACGTAATCAGTCCTGGTATACCAAAAAGGAAATCGCCCTGTAGGAGTGGTGATGAAGGAACTGTACAAGAGACATCGGCCGAAAGAATTGGCCGACGTCTGCGGGCAGAAGCCGGCCGTGCGTGCGTTGGAGAAGTTCTTCGAGACGAATCGTGTCCCACACACGATTCTAATTACGGGGCCGAGCGGCACGGGCAAGACCACACTCGCCCGCATCATCGCTCGAAAACTGAAATGCAAGGGGGCGGATCTCGTCGAACTCAACAGTGCCGACGATCGCGGTATTGACGTAGTACGCACCATCCGCCGGCGGATGCACGCCGCCCCGATGGTCAGCAAATGCCGCATGTGGCTCATTGATGAGGCGCACGGGCTCACAGGTGAAGCACAGACGGCACTGTTGAAGCTCCTGGAAGACACCCCGGAGCACGTCTATTTCATCCTGTTGACCACACACCCCGCCAAGATCATCCCCACAATCCGCACGCGTTCCACACATCTGCAATTGGAACTGCTGCCGCCAGGGGAGATGACCACGCTGATCTCGGCAGTGTGCGAAACCGAGAAGATCCCCCTGCGGCCTGACGTGCAGGCGAAGCTGATCGAGAGCGCCGGCGGTTCGCCGCGTCAGGCACTTGTGTCCCTGGACATGATCCGGGACAATGCGCCTGACGAGCAATTGCGGATGCTCAGCGATCCAAGCACCGAGGCATTCGCCTACAAATTGGTGCAGGCGCTGTGTCGCCAGGGTGCCCGTTGGGGTGATGTCAAGGGCATGCTCGACAAGATTGAGGATGACCCTGAAACCATTCGCTGGTCCGTCCTGGGGTACGCCTCAACGATGGCCGTGCGAGGCGAGGGCGCCACCGCCGCTCGCGCGGTGAACATCATCCAGTCGTTCCGCGACAATTTCTACGACTCCAAACGCGCGGGGCTGATTGCAGCGTGTTGGGAAGTCTGCAACGCACGCTGATCGCGCAGCGCGCACTGTCTCTTTTTCTTTGGGTGCATTTGCGCCCACAGCACACCAAAAAGGAACGCTTTATGGACCATGAATCGCCGTTCTCGGATCTGCCACCCGTTTACTGGTTTCTGGCACAGTCATCCTATCCCGGAGTGCGGAAGCAGCGTCATCTGTTTCCGTTGCTCCTCGAACCGCGACAAGGGCGCGGGGTCTCCCTGCAACTGATTCTCATGCTCCACCCCGACGATGACTAAGCAAGCGCCTCGCGGGCACACTCCACTAAAAAGGAATCCTGTGAAAAAGAAAAAAGGAACGTCGAAACGAAACATCTTCCGCCCCGACAAGCACCGGCTTGATGAGGAATGGGAAGACCAGCCCCTGCTGATGCGCGACCACACCCGCGCGGAGGCAGAAGCCGAGCGAAAGAAAGACACGCTCAAGGCGCAGATGGCTGTGCTTGAGGCCGAGCTTCGGAAAAAGATCGCACGCAATCCGGCGAAGTACGGATTAGGAAACGAGAAGGCGCCGAGCGAAGCCGCCATCAACCGTGTACTGCCGCTGCAACAGGAGCACAAGGATCTGACCGCCGCCATCATTGAGGCGCAGTATGAACTCAATGTGATCTCCGGCGCCGTGCGTGCCCTGGTCGACAAAAAGAAAGCGTTGGAGTGTCTTGTCGAACTCCATGCCCGCGCCTACTTCGCGGAACCGAGGGCAAGCGATGACGCCAGTCGCGTGGTCGCGGATGAAGCGCGGATGCGGCGGCGTCGCAAAGAAAATCGAGAAACACAGGGCTAATCAGGGATTCCCTTATGGGACACGATTAGCTAACATAACGTCCTCTTGTTCTGCGTCACCCAAAGAAACCAAGATCGGAAGGAAACGAAGATGGGCTCAAAGTCCCGCAACCAGAAAGCCCGCCGCGAAGCCGGCCGGCAGTACAGCGATCCCTCGCGGCGGGAGAATATGTCGCACGGGGGGTTCGAATCCACGGCATTCAAAATCCCGAATGGGATGAGGCTGTACGCCTACAAGCCCGGAAAGCTGCTGTTCGATCTGCTTCCGTACGTCGTCGGTGAGGGCAACCCGGCGGCGGACCCCGGCACACTCCATTACGAGCGCACCTACTACACGCACCGGGGAATCGGACCGAACAACACCTCGTACTGCTGTCTCGCCCGCAACTGGAAAAAGAAATGCCCGGTCTGCGAAGAACTGGCGAGGTTGGCGCGCGATCCGGAAAACAGCGAGGCTGACGCGAAGGCGATCAAGGCAAAGATGGCGAAGGAGCGCCAACTCATGCTGCTGAAAGAGCCCAAAGAGCCGGTCGCGCTGTTCGACGTCTCGTACCACCTGTTCGGCAAGAAGCTGCAGGCGACGCTCGACCTCGCCGATCGCGGTGATCCGTGCAAGCGGTTCTACCATCTGACAAAAGGAATGTCCCTCCGGGTCGTCGCCGCCAAAGCCAGCATGGGGCAGAACTCGTTCGCCGAGGCTGAGGTGATCCAATTCGTCGAACGGCAGCGGCAGTACAAAGAGGAGATCCTGGACAAGCTGCCCTGTCTCGATGATCTCCTGATTCAGGTGCCCTACAAGGAACTGAAAGACATCTTCATGTCCGGCAGCGTGCTCACTGAGGAGGGGGACGACGATGACGAAGAGCCGAAAAAGAAACGAAAGGGAGGAGCAGCTTCGCGTCGCCGTGACCGCGATGACGAAGATGAAGACGAGGATGACGACTACGATTCGGACGCTGAGGATGACGAAGATCCCGACGACGAGGATGATGAAGACGCTGACGAGGATGATGAAGACGCTGACGAGGATGATGAAGACGCTGACGACGATGCGGACGATGATGAAGACGACGACGATGAAGACGACGACGATGAAGACGACGAGCCCCGGCGGCGCCCCAAAAAGAAATCGTCGCGTAAGTCGTCGAAAAAGAAACGGTCTTCACGATCTGCCGACGACGAAGACGACGAAGACGATGACTTCTAGGCAGTACGGACGGGGCTAACTTCCCTGACTGTTCCGAACGGGGAGGGTGGATGCCGCGTCTGCCCTCCCCTTTTTGCAAAAGGAACACGTGCGCAAATGGAACAGCCAGCCACTGAACGCGTCACGGGCAAATGCAAATTCTGCGGGGCGGCGCTGTACGCCAACGTCCGCAAGTATCTGCCTAGCGCGTGCGCCACGTGCCCATCCCCGGAATACATCGCTGCCGAAATGGAAGCGATCCGCAGCGGATGGTCCGAACCGGAGAAGCGTGCGGTTTGTCCCGTCCCTCCCGTGCAAGTCCACCTAGCTAGATCACATGCCCCTGGGGAGTTCCGGGGACCGCTCATGGAAGACTGAGGCGTAAAGGTAATCAGAAATGCGTGTGCCGTTCAACGATCTTCGCCCGGCTGTCTCTGCCATTCTGCCAGAATTGGAGACAGCCATTCGACGCGTCATGCAGAGTGGGCATTTTCTCCGAGGTCCAGAAACGCTTCAATTTGAAGCGGAGTTCGCGGCGTACTGTGGACAGCGGCATTGTGTGGCCGTTGCAAACGGAACGGATGCCCTCACGATTGCCGCCCGCGCGCTGCGGTTGGTGCGGGCCGAAGTTCCGGGCAACTCCGTCTGGTGTACGCCCGAGGGGCTGTACCGCGGCGGAAGCAATATCACGATCGTCGATGTCGACAATCAGGGACGACTTCCTCCACGCACGATCAACTCGCTTTCTGTGCCCGTGCCCCTCTACGGTCGTCCGCCGAGTGTGGATGAGGAGTCGTGCGCGCTGATTGACGGAGCGCACGCGACCGGCTGGAAGCCGTCGAATTTCGGCACAACCGTCGCCTGGAGCTTCTACCCCACGAAGACCCTCGGCAGCCTCGGTGACGCGGGTGCCATCACCACCAACAACGCCGCGCTTGCGGATCGAATGCGCCAATTGGCCGGCCGGGACGACGTGTTCCGTGAGCCTGATCAGATCGTGTCTCGCGTTTCTGAAATGCAAGCAGCCATCCTGCGGGTCAAGCTGCGGCACCTGGATGAGCACATCGCGCAGCGCCGGTCGGTTGCCGATATGTACTTCCAATACCTGCCCGATACCGTACAGCACATCTACTCCCACAGAGAGCGGAACACGTTTCATTTGTTTGTGATCCGTGTCCCGGAAGGAAAACGCGACGCCACGATTGAGACACTCCGGCGGATGGACATCGGACACAAAGTCCATTTCCCCACCCCCTTGACTGACATGCCCGCTCCGTGGGCGCGCGGTGGGGGCATCCCCAATGTCCGCCGATGGTGTGACACTGTGTTGAGTCTTCCCCTGTTCCCTGGAATGACCCGTGAGGAGGTCCAGCATGTCTGCCGCGCATTGGCAAGCGTTCGTTGACGTAGAGTACGGCTTCGACTGTGTTCTCATGCCGGGGGCCATAATGGGAAAGCCACCCCTGGCCCCGGACGGACTACTGTATGATTCCCGAAAGGGAAATGGCAATCCGGTGGTGGTTGGTGACAACACCATCATCGGCTGTCACGCTGTGGTCTATGAGGACGTCCACATCGGCCGCAACTGTCTGATCGGGGACCACGCGGTGATCCGCGAGGGTGCCCGAATTGGAGACAACTGCGTAATCGGAATGCATGTCACGTTCGGACCAGCGGTGCTGTTTGGCAAAGGTAGCAAGGTGATGGACCACTCATTCATTGCCGGCTACTCTTCGATTGGCACGGACGTGTTTATCGGACCTCACGTGGCAACCACGAACGACAACCTGGACACACCCAATCCCGAATTGCGCGGGCTGTACGTGGGACGGGGTGTCCGCATAGGCGCGCGGTCCGTATTCCTGCCGGGTGTCACGCTGCTTGCCGGAGCGCAGGTTGCGACAGGCTCAGTCGTGACGCGGGATGTCCCTGAAAAGACACTGGTGATGGGAAGTCCCGCTCGCATTGTCGGACCGGCCAGGGGTTGTGGATCTCAGTGATGAACATCGTAATCGCGACCATCGGGCGCTCTACCCTGAGCGCAGCGATTGATTCCTGCCTGCGGGAAGGGCTCGGGGCCATCGTCGTAAGTGACGGTGTGCCCCTGGCCGAGGCAGACCACCCATCTCTAAATAGGGATGGCGTTCTTTACGCGCAGCTTGGGATGAACTACGGCCGCACAGCAAAGACTATCTACTACGGGCAGATCGCATTTACCACGGGCTGCTATCTTTCTAATTCGGAATTCACGGGTGCCCTGGGTGACGATGACGAGATGCTGCCCGGCGCGGGTGATCTCTACCGCGCGGCCGTTGAAGCCGAGCCCGAAATCGACATCTGGATTCCCGGCCTGCTGTACAACGACGGCCACAAGCTGTGCCTCAGACAGGGCGCGCTGCAGGTTTCCAATGTCTCCCATCCCCTTTACCGCACGCGAATCCTGGCCGAGATCCCGATGTGCCATATTCGGGATGAGGACTACAACATCCACGACTACCACCATATTCGGCGATGTGCAGACGCCGGCTACAAAATCAAGTGGCTGGAGAAGTGCGCAATCGCCATCCGTCCCCAATTGGAAGGATTCCGCGGCAGCGGAGCACCCGCGTAGGAACAACGATGGCAACGAAAAAAGTGAAACAAGTCAAAAAGATGTTGCTGCAGAAAAAGAAACCGCCGCGTAAGCTGACAAACGCGGACTTTCTCAGCACAGGGTCCACACAACTAAACCTCGCCTGTTCGGGGCGATCTCGCGGCGGTTTCAAAAAGGGCGGGTACTACCTGCTTGTCGGTGACTCTGATTCTGGTAAGACGTTCCTGACCATGACCTGTCTTGCCGAGGCCGCGAAGAATCCGGAGTTTGACGACTACGATTTCATCTTCGACGCTCCGGAGGATGGGGTCCAGATGGACGTCAAGCGGTTCTTCGGCGAGGCTGTGGCAAAGCGATTGCGCGCACCCGCGCATGACAAGGCCGGCGGACCCATCTACTCTGAGACCACGGAGGATTTCTATTACTACCTGGATGACCTCCAAAAGGCCGGCCGCAAGTTCATCTACATCTTGGACAGCATGGATGCAATCGATACAGACCAGGATGAGGCCAAATTCGCCGAACAAAAGAAAGCCAGCCGAGCGGGCAAGACGACCACGGGCAGCTACGGCATGTCCAAATCGAAAGTCAATTCACAAAACATCCGGCGGGTGGTGCGGCGTCTGCGAAAGTCTGGTTCCATCCTCATTGTTATTACGCAAACGCGTGCGGCACAGTCCATGTATGAGGAAAAGACCCGCGGCGGTGGGCACGCTCTGAAGTTTTACGCACACCTGGAAATGTGGACCCGCCCGGTCCAGAAGCTCTACAAAGTGATCAACGGAAAGAAACGCCAGTACGGTATCGTCTGCCGTATCGACGTGAAAAAGAACAGATTCGTCGGATTCAAAGCATCGGCAGAGATTCCCATTTACCCGTCATTCGGCATGGACGACATCGGGTCGTGTATCTCCTATCTTGTGGGTGAAAAACATTGGAAGAGCACAGCCGATAAGATCAGCGCACCCGAATTCAAATTCAAGGGAACCACCACCGCGCTGATCCGGAAGATCGAAGACGAGGATCTGCAACCCGAATTGCAAACGATCGTGTCCAAAGTCTGGCACGCAATCATCGACAAGCTGTCACTGAAACGGAAGCCACGCTATGTCTGAGCCCTATTTGATCATCGACGGCAACAATCTGGCTTGGCGTTCCTATTACGCATTCAAAACCCTGAGTGCGGAGAACGTCAAGACCGGGGTGCTGTTTGGTTTTTTCAAAGGGCTGATCGCACTGCAGGAAACGCACTGCACCAGTCGGGCGATTTTCACGTTTGACGTCGGCCGGCCCCTGCGGAAAAAGGATTTCCCCGCATACAAAAACCGCAACCCCGAAAAAGACCCGCGAAAAGAAAAAGCCCGTGCGGAGGTTCATCGGCAGATCGAGCTACTCTACACAGACTACCTGCCAAGGATCGGATACAGGAACATCTTCTACAAAGCCGGCTTCGAGGCAGACGACATCATCGGGAAGCTGTGTCAGCGTGAATCCATCCGAACGGGCCGGCGTGAAGCGATCATCGCAAGCTCCGACCAGGATCTCTACCAGTTGCTCAACAAGAATGTGCTTGTCTGGAACACAGGCACTGGCACAGCCGTCACCGCGAAATCCCTACAGAAGACAACGGGGCTGACGCCGGCACAGTGGGTCCACTTCAAAGCAATGGCTGGATGTCACAGTGACAAGATACCGGGCCTGCCGGGCATCGGCGAGACTCGTGCGCTGGAATACCTCACCGGAGTCGCACCGGATCACGTGTGCGAGAAAATAGAAACAGCACAACGCACCGAACTATGGCCGCTCATGCTGCGGCTTGTCACGCTGCCGTATCCAGGCACACCCACATTCAGGATCGTCAGCAACGAGTTCGATCTGTTGAATTGGAAACACGTCACGTCAACCCTGAAAATGAAAACCCTCACGGCAATCGCGCCACGGCATTGAAAGAGCAAACATGAAAAGTGCGAAAGGTGGACAGTTCGAGCGTGAAGTCTCGCGGCAACTTTCCCTGTGGTGGACGAAGGGAAATGCTGACGACGTTTTCTGGCGGTCCACCACCAGTGGTGCGCGGGCAACGACCCGCAAGAAACAGGGCAAGGGCACCCACGGACAGTGTGGCGATCTCTGCGCCACAAACAAGATCGGACTGCCCTTGCTCGATCTGCTGACCCTGGAATTGAAAAACGGCTACAGCAAACGCTCGATCATGGACTCAATAGACAAGACCGAGAAAAAAGTGGCGAGCGGGACCGTTTCTATTTTCGAGGAATGGATCATCCAGGCAATGGATGCCGCGGACAACGCGGGGTCCGCCTCCTGGGCTATCATCCACAAGCGGAACTCCCGCGAGCCCATGATCTATTTCCCGCTGCACATCGGCCGGCGCCTGCACGAAATGGGTGCAGCCTTCGATAAGTGCCCGATGGGCATCCAAGCCGGCGTTGTGCTCACGCAACGGAACAACGAAGTCGTCACCCTCTTCGGAATGCGGCTGTGCGATTTCCTGATTGCCGTCGCACCGCACCAGATCAAAACGCTCGCGCGACAACTTTAGAAGGGGTCGGTTCCCGTGGATCTGCCGCTACAGAAGCTCAGCCTGAAGAACTTTCAGGCACACGCCAACCTCACCCTCGATCTGAAGCACCCGATCACCACCCTGGTCGGCCGCAGTGACGCCGGCAAGTCCTCCATCATTCGTGCGCTGTACTGGCTCACATTCAATCAACCCCGTGGGGACGGTTGTCTTCGCCGTGGCACCAAGCGTGTCCGCGTGCGACTACGCGTCGCCGGCAAGACCCTGGTGCGCCAAAAAGGAAAAGGGAACACGTACACGCTCGATGGGCACCGGCTGGATGCCGTGGGCACAACAGTGCCTGAGCCCGTCTCCCGCGCGCTGCGGCTGTCTCCGCTCAACTTTCAGCTTCAGCTTGACGGGCCGTTCTGGTTCGACCTGTCTCCCGGACAGGTCGCCCGCGAACTGAACAAAATGGCGAATCTTGATGCGATGGACCGCTCGCAGGCATGGGTCAGCCGGCGTCTGCGGCAGCAACAGGCTGAGGGGGAGGTGCTCCAGGAACTCCGCAGTGAGGCACAGACTGCGGCCCGACGCCTCCGATGGGTAAGTCCCCTGTCCGCCGGGCTCAAGCGGCTGGAGACGCAGGGGCAGCGGCTGGCAGGGTGCTCTGCGGCGGTCGATTCCCTCCGGGTGCTCCTGGCCGACGCTGGCCGTTGTCAAACTAGGGTATCCAGGGCAAATGCGGCACTTGGGGCAGGGAAGGCAGCGGTGCGCACCGCCGTGGCGATCGCCACGATCACCGACGAGATCCAGGAGATCCGCCGGCATGTTTCCCGTGCCCGGCGGGCTGCGCTGCTTTCCCGCGTGACCCTGCCCGACGTGCGGCCCCTGATCACACTCGACGCCGAAATCACGCACCTGACGGAAATGCTCGGCGACGTCGCCGAGCATAACGCGATGCAGGCCAAACTGCAGACCGAAATAGAAATGCTGCGTGCGGACATCAAGAAAGTCAAGCAACCGAAAGTGTGCCCCACATGCCGAAGACCACTCGATTGAAACGGATCGCTGTGCTGGTGTCAGACATCCATCTGTCCCACACCCCACCGATCGCGCGCACGGCCGAGCCCGATTGGTACAAGGCGATGGCGCGTCCGTTGAAACAACTGCGCACCATCGCCGGGGATACCCCCGTGCTGATTGCCGGCGACATTTTCGATCGCTGGAATGCACCGGCCGAACTGATCAACTTCGCGATCGATCAGCTACCGAAGAACGTGATTGCGATTCCGGGGCAACACGATCTGCCGAACCACAACTATGCACTCATGCGGCAATCCGCGTATGGCACGCTGGTGAAGGCCGACCGCATCACCAACCTGGACCCCGGCAAGCGCGTGTTCCTGGACACAAACACCAAGCAGATTTTCTCGATCACAGGTTTCCCGTGGGGAACGCCGCTCACCCAACCGCTGAACACCACCCGGCATGAGTTTTCAATTGCACTCGTACACCACTACTGCTGGCATGGCGAACATTCCTATTCAGGGGCACCCAAAAGCAGCAATGCCGTGCGTCTACGCAAGGCACTCCGCGGGTTTGATCTGTGCGTGTTCGGGGATAACCATAAGGGTTTCATGCTCGATCTGGCCGCGCCGGAGATCCTCAACTGCGGTGCCCTGATCCGCAGAACGGCCGACGAGAGAACGTACTCACCTGTGGTCTCTGTTCTCAATTCGGATGGGTCCGTCGATCGCCGGCACCTGGACTGCAAGGATGACAAGTTCCTTGCTCCAGATGAGGAAGTCCCCTGGGAGAGCGTGCTGCAGGCGATGGACACGGATCTGTTCCTGTCCCGGCTGAAGCGGCTGTACAACGAAACGATCGACTTTGCTGAGGCTGTGCGGGCAGTCATCAAAAAGGAACAGCTACCACAGGCAGTGGCAGCCGTGCTGGAGGCCGCGCTCGAAAAGAAATAGGGCGGGCGCATCAACCATGATGGTTTTTGGGGCAGGAAAGGCAAGTATGCCTGATCACGATTTTTACGCGCCATCCTCCGAGGTGGACGACTACTACGATGGCAGTTGGGATCACTTTGACAAATGCCGGCGAGAGCACGCGGCACGCAAAAAAGGAACACGTGCCGATCGTGGCACGTACATGCCCAATCCGGATGTCATCGCACAGCGCAGGGAGCAGATGGTGTACCTGGAGTGCGTGCTCAAGCTGCCCGATGCTCTGATTGATTCAATTATGATCAGGGACGATCCCCCGTTCCTGATTGTCGAGAAGCTGGTGAACAAGGTCGGTGTCGGCCGTGCGGCCGAAGTCCTCAGCCAGTACATCATGTCCGACGAAGAGGAACGGAAGAATGAACGACGTCGACCTGTTAAGACAACGCGTTGCAAACCTGCAAAGCGAAGCAGAAAGAAGCAAAGGCGCTCTTGAGCAGATCATGCGTGTGCTCAAAAAGAAATACAAATGCAATTCCCTCAAAGAAGCCCGACAGCTTCTCAAGAAAAAGGTGCGAGCCCGCGATGCCCTCCAGGAAAAGATCGAACGACAGATCGCAGAGTTCGAGCGACAGCTTGCGGAAAATAGCGAGACTTCGGACGAAGATTGATCGCCTGCGGCAAGCGCGACGCACGGCAAAAGAAAACCTCAGCCGACTCTGGACTAAATCCCGCGTGAATAGAGACAAGGTTGCGGCAACCCTGGCAGCACAGAAAATCCTCCAAGAGGTTGCGCAGAACGTCCAGGAGCGAGCACATCAGCAGATCGCAGAGATTGTTTCTAAATGCCTCGCGACCGTCTTTGAAGATCCCTACACGTTCCGGATAATCTTCGAGAAGAAACGCGGGAAGACCGAGGCGAGACTCGCGTTCATGCGGGGGCTTGAAGAATTCTCGCCGCGAGATGTGGGCGGGGGCGTGGTGGATGTCGCTGCGTTTGCCCTGCGCCTGGCCTGCATGCTGCTCACACGCCCACCTGTGCGTCGCGTGCTCATTGCCGATGAGCCATTCCGATTCCTGTCACAGCAGTACCGGCCGCGTATGCGCCATTTGCTGGAGACCCTGGCAAAGGACATGGGTGTGCAGTTCATTCTGGTGACGCACGCACCGGATCTCGTCATCGGGAACGTGATCGATCTCGAATAAGAAAAGCCCCGCACGCATGTTCCGCCTGGAGCGAGGAGACAACTCTGCCAGGGGGAATCAAAACGTGCGGGGCTATTTTTGTGCGGGCTATTTCGGCTGTCCGGTTCTACGATTTGCCGCCATCTCTCTACGGTTCCCCCGCTTTCCCCGTAGTTCATCCGGGAGCTACCCGGCACACATCATTTTCATTTCGTCACGAGCAGATCGAACAACAGACGCGTCTCCTCATCAAATTGAGGATGCAATTCCCCCACGTAGGGTGCGGGCAGCTTCCCCAACCGCTCCCACAGGTCTGCGTAGCCCGCATCACCCGCTTGGCTGCCGTGGTAGACTCCATTTCCCCATCGGTACACGTACGAAGGCTGGAGTCCGTACAGTGGCACGCGCGAATACGGGTCACGCTGCCGAAGGGCAGCACCGAACTGCTGGTCGAACAACAGCGCGCCAGTCGTCGGGTATCCGCCGACTTCCCGGAACAAGTCACAGGTGAACGCCCATGAGGAGTGGAACCGCCCGCTGCTGTCCTCTTTGACCACGGAGCCCTTGGCGCATCCGTAATTGGAATACACGAAGGGTGGGCGAATGAAACGTCCGCCCTCCAGGTAGACCGTGGCGATGGTCATCAGATGCCACGGGAGGAACACGTCATCATCCTCCCACACGGCCAGGATGTCGGGCTGGTATTCCTCGATCGCCATTTCCGCGAGCAGATTGTACTTCGCAGGCAGATGCGGCAATCGCGTTGCGCTGGTTTGCAGCACGAAGTTGCTCCAGCGCGCATCGGCGAATTGCACCGCATCATCGAGAATGAAAAGCCGGTGCAGATCCTCCGGGTAGTTCTGTGCCTGGAAGCACGCCGCAGCGTTGGCGAGGTGCCGCGGGCGCTTGTAGGTCGGACACAGGCAGGCAATTTTAGGCAGCGTCGGCATTGGCTTGTTCCTTTTGTTCGGCTTGTTCGATACAGAGATCGATGATGTCCGGCCACGGGTCGACCCAACTGATGCGGAGCGCGAGGCCCGTGTGGACAGCGCGTGCAGCCGCGGTGATGCGGTCCATCCACCCCCAAGTCGCCTGCCCCTCGCGCATCCACTGGACGATCGTGTTTTTGTTCTCGCGGCAGCCGGCGACGCCCCATGCGTCCATTTCACGCGCCCGCTTGTTGCACTGGCAATTGGGACCAGGGGCAATGCCCAATGTCGCCAGCAGCCGTTTGAGTTCTGTGCCAGGACCAGCCCCCGGTGGGATGAGCATGATTGGCTCGGCCGGGCGATCCTCTGGATTCTTGGACAGAACTGTGAAGCCGTGGTTGTTCTTGGCGTGATAGCAGACAAACCAATCAGGATACGCAATTAGGAATTGTGCAATCGCACTGAGCAGACCGGGACCACCATCCTCCCCGTTCTGGCCGTAGATTTCCGTGTCGTGGATGGCAATGAACCGCCGGCACCGTGGGGTGTGTCTGGACAGTTCAGCCGCGAGACGTTTTTCCGTGTGCTGTGTGTCAATGAAGAGCAGATCACAATACGGAATATCCGAGGCGAGGCTGTCCTCAATAATTGCGGACATATCCGTACTCCCCCGCACCGGCACCAGCCGCTCAAACAGCGGGGTGTTTGCACGCGGGCCGTACGAGAAAAGAGATTTCGGCTGGCCGGCGAGCAGCCCCACCGTCGAGTTTCCCACACGGGGAACAACCTCAACGACAACACCGGCAGCTTTCGCGGCGAACTCTTTGAGCGTGGGGATGTGCTCATTGATGTCACTCGGCGCGTTGGCGGTGTGCTTGTAGATCGTGTCGAGATCGGCCGGCTGCATCGTGACCGTGCCGCTGCCTGTCTGCTGTACCACTGTCGGCGGGGCCAGCATTCCAATTGGATCGGAAACGAGCTTGTCCCACATCTCGGCCG